TCAAACACTTCTTGGTTATGGTTTAACGGCATCACAAGTTATTCCTATCACTCGTATGTTAGGTGATGTATCTGGAGGTAATGCCGATAAGTTTAGTAGATTATCTTTAGCATTTGGTCAAGTTAATGCTGCGGGTCGTTTAATGGGTCAAGAGGCTCGGCAAATGATTAATGCTGGGTTTAACCCGTTGCAAGCCATAGCCGATAAAACGGGTGTATCAATGGCGGTATTAACCAAAAGGATGCACGATGGTCAAATTAGTGTTAAGGATGTTGGTGATGCTTTTATTTACGCAACAAGTGAGGGAGGTAGATTCTTTGGAATGGCCGATAGGCAATCTCAAACATTACAAGGTTCATTTAATAAATTACAAGAGTCGGCAAAATTTGCCTTAGGCGAAATTGGAACTGCTATTAATCAAGAATTAAATGTAGGAAGTGGGTTAAGGGAATTTGCGGGATTTATAAATGAATTAAAAGATAGATTCATGCAATTGACCCCAGAGGCCAAGGAGATGAATCTTAAATTAGTTGCAATAGGAATATCTATTGGCCCAATTATATTAAGCATAGGATCGTTAATTTCTTTTGTTAATAAACTAAGTGTATCGCTTGCATCATTAAGCTTGTCTGGAGGCGGAATTGCTAAGATATTAATTACGTTGGCAGCAACATTTTTAGCAACCAAGGCTGCTGGAGCAATGTATGATGATGTAATGGATTCGGCTATTAAGAAAGACCCGGCTTTATTAAAAGATGTAAATGAACGACTTAAAGAGCAGATTAAAAATTATGATGAATTAATTAAAAAAGCACCCAAAATTGGATTTGCAGAAATAGATGAGGCTTCAAATCAATCAAAATATATTAAAGGCAAATCTGAATTAATGGCCGAAAGGTTTAAGTTATATAAACAATATGCCGATAATACTATATTAATTCGAAATTTAGAAAAGAATGTTAAGGCAACCGATAAGGTTACAGGATTAAGTGCTACTCCACCTAAATTAAAGCCAGATAAAGAAGAAAAGATTGAAATAATACCCGGAATTGATTTCCAAACAAAAGAATATGGTAATAAATTAAAAGCTTTAATTAAAGAAAATCAAGAGGCTGGCATGGTTATTAATGCTTGGTGGAAGGATAATGATTTAAAAAGACTTGATGAATTAACAAAAGATTATAAAGTTAAAAAAGCACTTGCCGATAAAGAAGGTATTGATATTCTTAATATTACTAAAAAATATGAGGATGCTAAGAATGCAATCATGTTTGATTCGGCAAACAAAAAAGTAGACTTTAGAGAAAAGGCAAGAAAGAATATAATGGTTGTTGGCCCCGATTTAAGGGTAGTTAGCGATGCTCAAAAAATTCAAAATGCAATAGATAAAGTTGAAAGTAGTGATATGGCATCAAGATTAGAAACTCTTGGACAAGCACTATACTCAGCACAAAGTGATTTTGCCAATAATTTGGCCGTAGGATTTGCGGAGATTGCAGGTTCGGTTTTATCGGGTGGAATGACTATTCAAGATTCATTTGCAGCATTAGGTGCTTTAGTATTAAATGCAACTGGAGATTACTTGGTTAAAGCGGGTAGTGCTGCGATTGCTGCGGGATTAGTTAAAGCATTATTTAAGAACGCACTTAACCCAGCAGGTTCGGCAACTGAATTAATATTAGGTGGTATTGCTGCCGTTTCTGCGGGAACCGCAATGAAACAATTTGGGTCAGCAGTTTCATCAAGTGTAAAAAGTAAACCAATCCCAAGTGCTACTGGAGGAACCATGCCATCAACTTCGGTTTCATCTAAAGCAAGTGGTTCATCTTATCAATATGGTGGGTCATCTTATGCCACACAATCGGTTAGATTAATGGTAGACCTTACGGGTTCAATTACGGCTACACAAAGTGGTTATTCAATTAATAAATCATTAGAAACAACACTTAGAGTTACAGGAAGATAATGACAGGATACGGAACTATTTACCAATTTGAATTTGATGGAACTTGTAATCCATTTGGTACATTATTAACAACTAAAGGCAAAGTATTAATCTTAAAAAAAGATTACAATGGTTCTATTTATACAATACCCAATGGACAAGTTAGTCCAGTAGAGATTGATTACCCAACTGCCGATGATGATATATTCTATCCATTAAAGGGATCATCATTAACCTTCAAGGTTCTTGGTGGTGTAATTAATATGGATTCAATCATAAGCGAAGATGAAAAAGAATACTTCTTAGAATACTATCGTGATGCGGTATTATTTTGGAGTGGATTTGTTTCTCCCGAATTATGTGAAGAAGATATATTTTTAAAGTATCCTGCCATTGAGTTTAAAACTATTGATGGATTAGGTTCATTAAAAAACCAAAAGTTAAAGATTAATAATAAATATCCAGCGGGTATATTAAGTTTATTTGAGGTTATATTTAATGCTTTAAAAGGTATTGGATATGAATATGGATTAAATGTGTTAGCTAAGGTATGGAATGACAATCACAATAAAACTGCTTATTCAACTCCATTAGAACAAACTTATGTTTATACCGCCGCGTTAAGAGATAATAACTTTGAGTTTAAAGATAATGTTGATTTAGTATTAGATATTTGCAATTTATTCAATGCGTTTGTTTATCAGAATGCAGGCCAATGGTTTTTTGTTAAACCAAAAGATTTAGCATTTGGAGTTAATCAAGCTACCAAGTTTTCTAATCAAGGAGTAATAAATACTTCTACTAAAGCTACTATTCCTACTTTAGTTCATGGCACAAACTTTCTGATTGTTGCCGAGCCTAAAAGAAAGATTAGAAGGTTTTATAAATACATGGAGGTTGAATATGAATATGGTAGTAACAAGTTTATTAATGGTGATTTTACTTTGTGGAATGGTACGGCAACACCTATTACTAAAACCGCAGGAATGTCACTATTGGCACCGGGTTATACCGAAACATTATTTAAAGGCTTTACTAAATCATTCTTAGGTACACCAAAAACATACTTAGTTTATGATGCGGTTGCAGATAAATATATATTAGCTTTAACATCGTTGTTATCTACCGGTAGTGTTGGTTTTGCTGGCATGAGTGCGGGTTGGAATGAAGGATTTAATTTATCAATAACTTCGGAAACTAATAATCCATCTTTTAGATTAAGTATAACAATACCTTTTGTGAATTCTTTTCAAACATATTATTACAATTTTGGTAATGATACTTGGCAAGAATCACCATATATATATACTAAGGCGGTTAATTATCCAACCGAGGACATGAATATTTATAGTAAATCATTTCCATTCCCACCTGTATTAGATGCTTGGAGTCAATATAATTATAAGAGTTATGCCGTTGACTTAGTTTTATATGCACAATCAAGTGGTGGTGGATACGAAACATGGTACAACCAAATATTACTTAATGCTCCCAAGGGAAGTACATTGCCCGATAAGGAAATAACAAAGATTGATAATATCAAGAATGCCTCAATTATCCCACCTAAAAAGGTTGTTTATGCGGGTGATGCTTTTACACTTAATGGCGTAACAACACTTCAAGATTATTCAAATCTTTATATATATTATAGTGGTGATTATTTTCCATCTACATGGCCTGTGCCAAGTGTACTTGGGCCCACATATCCAAGTACTGGAGGATGGTATGAAAGAGAGGAAGAAGATAAGTATGGTGTTAATGAATTAACGGCTCGCAATATACTTAATCAATATTCAGATTATAGAAATATATTTACAGGCACACTAATAGGCAAAGGATTGCAATATGGTGCTATTTATGAGTTTCCATTGCAAGGTGCTTTAAACTCTAAGAAGTTTTGGCCATTGTCAATTAAGATGAATGAAAGGGATAATACGGGGGAGGTCGTATTAATGGAACTCAGTTCCAATGAGATTACGGGCCAAATGACAATATCCAGATACGACCAAAGTGGGTTATTAATTGCGACAAAGGTGTCGGAATCAAAAAAAAAATCCCGTAACGGTGTAGGTACAGACTTAGGTCAAGCTGGTGATTATGGTACAATCTTCGATAGATTTGTTGCCTTCTTTATGGATGATTTTAACGCTTAATAGATATGCCAAGGACAATAGGTTATTTTAAATATAAGACACGATCATCCATTGAGATATATGGAAGTGGTGTATTTGAGAATACTTCGGATACGGGGTATATTTATGGTTGGAGTGAAACCCTTCCCGACTTTACATTAAGAGTCTTTTTAAACACATTTGCTGGCACTACAAGCGGTGCTAAGGCGGGATTACAACTTCGTATTCAAGCTAATGCAAACGTGGCTTATATGGGCATTATGGTGCAAGGGGATAACAACATAAAAGCATTTCAAAGAGAATCTACGGGAAGTATTACAAATACGATAGCCACAACAAATATTGGTGTTCACCAAGGAGTGTGGATGCAAATACAAAAGATTGGTAGTGTAATTACATTTAAATATTCACTACAATTAGAAGGAGTTGCTCCCGCATCACTTGTATGGACAACATTAGATACACAAACGGGAGATGCCGATGCTTGGATAACTTTAGAAAAGCATTTGTGTTGTAGTAGTGGAGGAGATAATGTAAATTTGGCTTACTTTACAAAAGTTTATACGGAGGATTGTTGGATAAGTCCAATAGGACAAAAAGAAGATTAAAAGATGGCAACTAAAACATTAAGAGTATTTGCGGAATATACATCAACGGGATTTGTACCAATGCCTACGGCGGGTAACATTGACTATGGATATACATTAGGTAGCACCTTTCCCGCAACAACACCAACATCATTCCAAACCGATAATCCCGACTTGGTGGTTACGGTTACGGCAATGACTGATTTTTATGTGTGGATAAGGGTTAATGGTCAAGCATGGAATCCTTCTTATACTCGTAATGTTCGTGTTTATCCCGATTCACCTAACATTAACAATGTGGTGATGAATATGATTATTGCTACGGGTCCAGCGGGTGTTAGTAGTTATACTCAGATAGTTCAAACTTCTAATCGTTTATATTTCAATGGTGCTACTACTGATTCTATTTATAACTCAAAGTTTGCGGGTAAAACGTATATCAATGAGTTAAACTTTGGTACGGCCCCCGGGTTAGCCACCGTAGCTACAAGTGGTGCTTATGCCGATTTAACTGGTAAGCCAACATTAGCCACCGTTGCTACATCGGGATTATTTACCGATCTATCTTCTAAGCCAAGTGGTACGGCTCCATTGAGTTATAATAGTGGTACTAATAGCTTTGTGATTACACAAGCTAATACATCTACTAATGGATATTTAAGTTCTACGGATTGGAATACCTTTAATAATAAGTTTGCTACACCTGCG